TATGGTACTGCTGCTGAAGTAGCTGCTAAGTCATGTGGTTTGATCTTCCAGAAAGAAGCTGCTGGTGTTGTAGAAGCAATCGGTCCTCAAGTACAAGTAACATCAGGCGACGTATCAGTTGTCTATCAAGGTAAATAACATTGCCTCTTTTGAGAGTAATCTTAATCGAATAACTGGATGAATTCAGGGAAAGCTAAGTCGAAAGATAAGCCAATCCTGAGCCAAGCCCTTCAAGCGTGAAGGGAAGGTGCATCGACTAGATGGTGAGACACGCTTGTCTCGTAATACATCATTAGCGTCCAGCATCCTACAGGGATGAAGATATAGTCAGTGCCATTAGAAATAATGGAATTACATGGATGTAATACTTGGAAGAATGGCAATGGGTGCAGACTACCTAAACCCTGCTGCCGCAGTAGAACTTTATGTTGGATCTTCAGCTCCTTCAGCGTTCTAAATTTATACTTTATACGGGACCTTCGGGTCCCTTTTTTTTTATGTGCGCACCAAGCAGAGTCATGGGAAAGGTTGAGAAAGGATATCGACCTACTAAACAGAGAAGATATGATGAGGAATTTTATCCTAACTCTAATTCAAAAAAATTAATGGACGCTTATAACGCAGATCCAAGTAATACTGTAAAAAGTAATGCTAAAGTAGCTGGTCCTTTTTTTCAGTTATATGAACAAATGGAACAACAAAAGTGGAGTGAAGCAGATGATGCAAAATATCTCTCAGGTGCTGGTATGCCGGGAGCATCAATAACAAACCCTCAATCAACAGCAAAAGTCCAAGGGAAAAAAGATTTTCAATTAACCAGTAAAAATAATTTAGAGACTGCTTCAGATTATCAATCTAAAAAAGATGGTAGTGGAAGTAGAAAGAAAGGAACAACAGGTAATTTAAGAATTAATAAAAAGAAACCTAAATTAAATACACCGACAAACAACACTCAAAGCGGATTAAACATTTAATAAATTATGACTACTCAAATAGCAACCGATACCGAACTATCCGCAGTTAACTCTATCTTGGGTAGCATTGGTCAATCACCTGTTACTACTTTAGGTACTGTAACTACAGATTCTACTAATACAGGACAAGAAATAGTAAACACGTACGCCAATCCTCAAATTGCATTAATACATGGTCTTCTAATGGAAGTGACCAAAGATGTTCAGAATGAAGGATGGCATTTTAATAAGGAAGATCATGTAAAAATATCTCCTGACACTAATGGTAATTTTTTAATTCCTACTAACTATTTAAGATATGATGTTCATGGTGGACTGTATGACAAAAATAGAGATGTAGTAAGAAAGAACGGGAAATTATACGACAACGTTTTACATACAGATGTCTTTACTCAAGACATGTATTTTGACATAACCTACTTACTTGCTTTTGAAGATGTACCTCCAGCAATCCAGAGATACATAATTGCTAGAGCATCAGTAAGAGCTGCAACACAATTAGTTTCTAATCCAGAATTAGTAAAACTCTTACAACTACAAGAAGCACAGACTAAAGCTAGTGCTTTGGAGTATGACTGTGAGCAAGGAGATCATACTTTCTTTGGCTTTCCACATGAAAGTAATTACAGAGCTTATCAACCTTATAAAGCACTTATTAGATAATGGCAAACATAACACAAACTATTCCAAATTTAGCTCAGGGTATATCTCAACAACCTGATGAATACAAAATTCCCGGTCAGGTAAAAGATATGGTAAATGCTTTACCTGACGTCAGCCAAGGATTAACAAAAAGACCTGCTGGAAAGTTTGTGACATCTTTATCTGATGGTTCAAATAACTCCACAACTAACGGTAGGTGGTTTCATTATTACCGTGATGAGAACGAACAGTACATAGGACAAATAGCACAGAACGGTGTTATTAAAATGTGGGATTGTTTAAGTGGAGCAGAAAAAACTGTAGTCAATGGAATAGGAAATAACAATTACTTGACTCATACTGATGACGAAGATATTCAAACATTAACCCTAAATGATTTTACATATATAACTAATAGATCTAAAACTACAGCAATGGATACTGCTGCAAATACTTTAGAACCAGACACAAATTTTAAGAAAGAAATTTTTCTGGAGTTAAAAAGTATCTCTTATGCAAAACAGTATTCAGTAAATATTTTCGACAACAACACTACTTCAACTGTGACTACAGCTACAAGGATTAATGTTGAACGACTTAGATCAAGTAATAACTACTGTGAGAGTGGAGGTCATATGGTAGATCACGCATCTCGTGGTACTCAAATACACAGATGTACTGAAGATTCTTTAGATGGTAGGGATGCTTATGCTCCTAATGTAGGAACTAAAATATTTTCTATAGACAGTGGTATAACTTTGGTTGATGAAGGTGCTGTTGGTGGAGAGAAAACCGATGGAAGTATAACAGATAGATCATATAGTTATTCAGTTAGTGTTTATAATTCATCTAATCAGTCTGGTCAGTCTGGTCGTAAAAACTTATATTTTCGTATAGCTACAACAGGTCAATCAACACCTTATGGAGCTGGTAGTAATGTTACATATCAAGCAAGATATACAACTACATACGATTTACTACATGGAGGTGAAGGTTGGCAGCAAGGCGATTACTTTTATGTATGGATGAAAGATGCTTTTTATAAAGTAACTATAGAAACTATAAGTACTTCAGTTGTCCAAGGAAACCTTGCTTTAGTTAGACCACAGCCAACACCTTTTGATACTGAAACAACCATTACTGCTGAAAGTATTCTTGGCGATATAAGGTCAGCAATAATAGCTAGTGGTAGTTTTTCTGCTAGTGATATTACTACTATTGGAACTGGAATGCATATAAAACGCAGTTCTGTTTTCAATGCTTCTACTCCAGTAGGAGAACTACTGAATGTGGTTGCCGGGAAAATAAATGATGTAGGTGATTTACCTAGTCAATGTAAGCATGGAATGGTAGTTGAGATTGTGAATAGTGCTGCTGATGAAGATAATCATTTTGTGAAATTCTTTGGTAATAGTGATCGAGATGGTGAAGGTACATGGGAAGAATGTGCTAAACCGGGAAGAACAAAAAGGATTCAATATTCCACTATGCCAGTGGTTTTAATAAGAACTGCTGATGGTAATTTTAGACTTACTGAATTAGACGGATCTAGTTATACAATTCCACAATGGGACGATGCTTTAGTTGGTGATGATATAACTAACCCTGAACCTTCTTTCATAGGCAAACAAATCAACAAGATGCTGTTCTTCCGTAACAGATTATGCTTACTTTCTGATGAAAATATAATTTTATCCAGACCGGGAGATTTCTACAATTTCTTTAATAAGTCAGCTATACAATTTGTAGCTAGTGATCCAATAGATATAGCAGCTAGTTCAGAATACCCAGCAATTTTATATGACGGTATTCAAGTAAACACAGGTTTAGTTTTATTTACTAAAAATCAACAATTCATGCTCACTACTGATAGTGATACATTCAGCCCTACTACCGCTAAAATCAATGCTCTTTCTTCTTACAACTTTAACTTTGCAACTAACCCTATCTCTCTTGGTACTACAGTAGGTTTTCTAGATAATGCTGGTAAATTCTCTAGGTTCTTTGAGATGACGAATGTTCTTCGAGAAGGAGAACCACAAGTAATTGAACAGAGTGCAGTAGTTTCAAAATTATTTGAAAAAGATTTAAAACTTATATCTAACTCAAGAGAAAACTCAGTTGTCTTCTTTAGTGAAGAAGGTTCATCTACTCTTTATGGTTATAGATACTTTGACCAAATTGAAGATAGAAAACTAGCGTCTTGGTTTAAATGGACAGTGACAGGAACTATCCAATATCACTGCATGCAAGATGACAATTTATATGTAGTTGTACGTAATAACAATAAGGATCAATTACTGAAATATTCAATAAAGATGGACTCTAATACTTTTGCTTTGGCAGAGAATAGAGTACACCTAGATCATTTAATGTCTACAAGTGGTTGGAGTTATAACGCAACTACTAAAAAATCTACTAAAGCTAAGCCGACTGGTTTAGAAAGTACAAATCAACTTGCAGCTTATGACGTAGATACTGGTAACAACTTAGGTAGATATGGTCTTATTACTATAAATGGAAGTAATTTAGAGCTAGATGGTGATTGGTCTAGTGAGACATTTCTTATTGGATATCAATACACTATGGAAGTTAATCTTCCAACTATCTATTTCCTTACTCAAAGTGGTACTAACTGGAAAGCTGATACTAGAGCAAATACTATTTTGCATAGAGTTAAATTTGGCTTTGGTCCAGTAGGTATTTATGAAACAACTTTAAGTAGAACAGGAAGAGTTGATTATACAGAAGTATTTGAAGTAGCTAGTGCTAACCAATATGTAGCAAACACTGGAGCAATAACTGACGATAATATTTTAAGAACAGTTCCTATTTACGACAGAAATATAAACGTAGCTTTAACACTTAAATCAACACACCCAGCTCCAGCCACAGTTCACAACATGACGTGGGAAGGAGTATATACAAAAAATAATTACGAACGTGTTTAACATCACCCTTACTGAACAAGAAGTACGTATTTATATTCAATGGCTTAAGAAAAACAAGATGTACAAAGGTATGAAACTTCCACTAGGAAACCCTTGGGCATCTTGGATGCAAGAAACTATTGAAAAATTACAACATGCTTTAAATGAGTAAACATATCCACCCAGCAACTACAGAAGCTGCACTTCGTGTGGCTTCTAATTTATTACCTGATGATTATCGGGAAGTTGTAGAAGGTCATGGACATGACCCTTTAAATGCTCTGGTTGTCGGAGTCCAAAACTCTGATTCAGTTTATTTTACTAACCCAGATAATGAGATATGTGGCATTGCAGGCGTCTATGAAAATGGAGCGATCTGGATGTTATGTACTCCATTCATTTTAGAATATCCACATACCTTTGCTAGAGAAGCAAAGCGTTTTGTGAACTCAAGAACAGACAAGTTACTGTGGAACATTGTTGACGAAAGAAACAAAGTCCATATCAAGTTACTTAGGTTTTTAGGTTTTAAATTTCTTAGGAGATTTCCCTACGGACCAAACAAATTATCCTTTATAGAATTTTGCCGTGTGCAGTCCAGCAGCAATAGGACCAGCAATAGGAGCAGTAGGCTCCGCGATGGGTGCGTCAGCTCAAAACAAAGCAGCTAGACGTAATTATGAACATCAGCTAAAAGTCCGAGAACGTAAGTGGATGCAAACAAGAACTACTTACGCAACTAAAAAAGTACAGTTTGAGCAAGAGGTTGACCAAGCAAGTATTGCAGCTCAACGAGCTTACTCAAGAACACAACACCAATTAAATAATGCAAGATCTCTAGCAATTCTTGAAAACCAAGAAGACTTCAAAAAGATGTTAGCTAACGAAGGAGCGATAGAAGTATCTGCTGCTGAACGTGGAGTTAGAGGTAGAGCAGTAGCTAGACAATTAGTAATGAACAAAGGCAACTTTGGTATTAGTCAAGCACTAAGATCCAGAGGCTTAGCTCAAGCTGGTTATATGGCTAAACAAAGTAATGAAGATGTCAATAGACAATTAAAAGGTCAACTAAACAGATCTTTCGGAAAAGTAGCTATCCAACCAGTAGCAGATTTAGCACCACCAAAACCAGTAATGCAGAACGTAGGAATGACATTCATGCTTGGCATGGGTCAGGCGATAGGTGCTGGAATACAAGGTATGCCTGCTAATAGTGGAGGTAATGTTTGGTCAAACCAATCAACTATAAATTCACCTACTCAGTCACGTTGGACATATGGTAGAGGTTAATTAACTATGATCCCAAATTATCAAATAACTGGGCAGTCATTAACTCCACAAGAGATACTTGACGTTGTTCCAGAACAAGAAGCATCTGATGCCGCTATACAAGCGTCAGAAGAACGTTACCTTCAGCAGCTAGAAAAAAACAATGCTGATAGTGTAAGAAACACCGAAAAGATGTGGAGTCAGTTAGCTGATCTTTCGTCTACTTTCGGAGACATAGTAAAAAAGAAACAAGAAAAATATAGAGCTGACAGAGAAGCTCAAATATCTTTAGACATACTTACTAAAGGTGTAAGTCCAGAATTGGAAGCACAATTTCGAGGCGAAAAAGATGCCTTATTCGACGACGATCTCGCTACTCAAGAGTTTGCTTCTAAGT